AAGTCTTCGGAAAGGCGGGAGAATAACGCCTACTGGGACGCGGATGGGAAAGTTTGGACGATTGGCTTCGGGCACACCGGGCTGGAGGTGGTAGGGACTGCATTGGACAGACGAACAGTGTGACGCTCAACTCGCGGCGGATCTCCAGCTCCATGCGGAATCCGTCGAGCAGTCCTTTCCCAACCGGACGTTTACGCAAGGCCAATTCGACTGCCTGACCGATTTATTCTTCAACGTCGGCGCGACTAAGCTGCGGAATATCGCGCCGCTGTTCTGGAAGGCCGTCACGACTGGCGACGATGCCAGCGTGCCGTTCAATCTCTACCACACTGACGCCGAGGGAAGTCCGCATGGGCTGATCTTTGCGGGCGGCAAGATTCTCCCCGGCCTGATCACCCGGCGACAAAAAGAGATTGCGCTCTGGAATAGTTAAGCAGTATGTTGTGGATAGCATTCACCCAATCCTGAAGGGGTCATTCGCGTGGCAACTCCACCGAATCCGCTGCCTCCCTCTCCCAACACTCCCTATTTCGCCCGCTTTCTCGCTGCGATCATCGCCGCTCTGAACACCGTCAATACGCCCTGGATCGCTATCGCGGTGATCATCCTCGGGATGGTGTTCGATATCGTCTGTCAGAAGAATAATGTCTCGAACGATGCGGCGACGGGAGTGATCGGGGCTGGAGTGGGGATGCTGACCTCGCAGGGAATTCACGCAGTAAACGCTCTCGCGCAGGCTCAGGCGAGCCCGCCAAACCCTCCCCAACCCAATTCGAACGGAGCACAGAAATGACATTCAAAAGCTTTTTGTCGGCAGTCGGACATGACCTTGGCGTAGGAGTGAAGGCCGTGTTCAATTTCCTTGGCTCGTCTCAGGGTCAGGCGGCTGTCGCAGGAACGGAGACTGCGGCGGCTACGGTGGCTACGCTGATCAATCCAGCGGCGGGAGCTGCTGTGACCGCCTTCGAGGGCGTGTTCAACGGGGCTCTCAAGGAAGTGATTGCGGTTGAGGCTTCGGCATCGGCGGCTGGCCTGCAGAGTGGAACTGGGGCGCAGAAACTGGCGGCGGTGACGGAGGCCATCGCTCCCAACGTGCAGGCCTTCCTGACTTCCATCGGGATCTCCAGCCCCACCGCCGAGCAGGTTCAGACTTACTCGACCGCCTTGGCGAATGGGATTGTGGCCATCCTGAACGCCATTCCTCCGACCGCCGCTACTCCGACTGCTTAATGCTCAGGCTCCAGCAAGCCGCAATGACCGTGATGGCTCTGGCTGTCACGGTCACTTTTTGCCTTGGTGGATGGATTCTCTGGCAGAACCGAACGGTCCAACTCCAGCCTCTTATCGACACTCTTCAGGCTGCCAGTCAGCATACCGACGACAACCTGAACCGGCCTTGTACGGTCAAGGGAAAGCCCTGCGGAACTCTGGCGGGAATTGATAAGGCTGTGGTGAAGGTCGGCGATACGGTCGTGACGACTCAGTTGGCAGAGCAGAAGACTACGCAGGATACCCACCGGACGCTCACAGCCTTGTCAGGAGCGCTTGATGCCGTTCCGGTGACCCTCTCGCATGTTCAGGGGACGGCGGATGCGTCTACGGCCTTGCTATTCTCTGCCAAGAAGTCCGTTGACGATCTCCCGCCACTCTTTGGGGAGGTTGGCTTCGCAGTTAAGGACGTGGACAGCGCAGTGAAGAGTAGTAATCTTCTCCTCCAAGATACGGATGCGGTAGTGAAGCGTCCGGGGCTTGGTCAAATGATCGACGGCCTTGGAACGACATCTACGAACCTTGGGCTTATCAGCCACGATCTTCATGTCTGGAGTTCTCCTATCCTGAATCCACAGCCTTGCACTACTTCGAAATGTCGATGGTCAAGGGCGTTCGACAAACTGACTGCGCTGACCGGGCTAGGGGCGAATGCTGGCCGTGCATCGACCCTGTTCACTCCGGCGAGGGTGACGATTGTTCACTGACACAAATCACCCAGATTCCTTTTCCTTCGATAGCATTTGATGGAAAGTCTCGGTTCGAATCGGGTCCACCACACTTCTAGAGAAGAGCACCCTGATTAAATATTGGCCTCATTTTCCATACCCCGCAGGATGGGCAGCACAAGGCGTATCCTTGGGGAATTGGAAATTTAGCATCTTCAGTTGCGCATGAAGTCCCGTCTATACCGTTCACTTTTCCCTCCAGCCGCATCTAAGCTCTGCCAAGGCTGCGATCTCTCTGCGCAGGGTTGTTTGCAGTATCACCTTGTCAGCAGGAGAGGCCATTAGAATTACTCCATTGAGCAGCGCTATGGCGTTGCTGACCTCCGCTATCTCCCTCTCGCGCTGACGGGTATGCCACTCATTCACACACCCCAAATCGCCCCGCTCCGTAGCTCCACAGCTAGGGCAGATGGATTGGAGCACCGGCACCATCTCCGCATCCAAAGTGCCATCTTGTAAGCGCACGTATTCCAGTTTGTCGTCAGTCATTGGGATTCTCCTTTACGTGTGTTCCATGCAGCGATGGCCGGTTCCGGCGTCTCGTGCGTATCGGTCTGAGGGAAAACATCGCATTCTTGACCATCACATGTAACTTCCCACTTGTAGGGGCTTATCGTATTGCGCTCCCGCAAGATTGCTTCGCAGCCACAGAACGGACACGGCTTCAACTCGTTATCCACGGCTCTCCTCCTTCCCGCTCAGTCAGCTAGTTTGGCGAGTCGAATATCCTGCCACGCTCGCATTGCTTTGATTAACTCCAAACACTCGTAGCCTTTTGCGGTATGGTGAACTTGAGGGTTAGAGTCATACCAGAATTGGACGACATCTGGCGCTGTGGCATCCTGTGCTCTGAGCACAAACAAAGGCTCGTCTAAATCAGCCTTCTCATAGCAAAGATCGCCATTGCGTTTAGTTCCCATTGGTCGGCTCCTTCCCGCTCTCCCATTGATGCTCGTTTACCGTCACATCCTCAAAGGCAGGCTCTTTCGCTATTGCGCGGAGAATGGTAATGAAGTTCATGCCATCGATCATTCGAGCAAAGCGCACTGCTGTAGGGTCAGTAAATGTTACCCATGCAGGCCTTAAACAAGAACGGTCATATCCTAAACAAAGATTGCCTTTTTCGATTAACCAGCCAGTTTCCATTAAACGTTCGGCTCCTTCCCGCTCCCGGCGAGCGCTGCGTCGATCACCATTTGAATGCGATTGCTGTAGCCATCATGTTCATCCACAATCCGCAGGCACTCGTTCAGCGCCCCCACCAGCCTATCCCGCTCCTCCCTGAGCCTCAGATTCTCCAGCGTAAGCTCGTTGTGGTCTATGGCTGCGGCGTTGTATTCATCGTTGGTCATGGGATGGATTCTCCTTTCCGAGGGCTGCGCGGCGTTTAGCGAATACTGCTGCCAGACCTGCTTGGCGATCCGCTCTCAGCGAAGCGCCATTAGCTGCCATATACGCCTTAAAGTACGCCGTCGCCTCTTCAAGCGTTGGCTCCTCCAATGCCCGCCTCAGCTCCTCTGCCAGCCTATCCCGCTCCTCGGAGAGTGCGGAGATTTCTTCGATGAGTCTGCAAATCATGGCCGACTCATACATCAAACTTCCTGCGTGCTTCCTGTATTCGCCTTGCCAGCGCTCCACGATATCCGTCATTCCGCCCCCTCGATTTCGGTCCATCCTTCAGCCTCTCTCCATCTAAGCCCACAAGCCAGCGAGTCAGCGCATACCGCGTATAGAGGCGTATTAAAGCTGTGCGCGGGACAGATCGGAGACTTACATGCAGGGCATTCCTCTTCTGTTGGTTCGCCGCAATAGACACACGGCTTCAATTCCACCGTCATTCCGCCCCCTCAATCGAATCTGCGTGTTTCAAGATAGTAGTCGCCAACTGCCGTGCCATGTCTGCATCCATGCCGATCCATGCGGTAGGCTTTCCGAAGTCTATGAAGACAGTTCCCTCCCTTGCGAAACAAGCAAGGCGAAGATCACCTTCATCTGATTCATTAACCTTCCCGCGAGAAAACGTATTTGTAGCCCCGAGAGGTTGCTGTGTCCACGTCTTGTATGCCCGTAGCTCTTCGACATGCGGCCATGATCCCCGAAAATTAAGAACACGGTCATCGATACCGAGAAAAGCAGGCGGCTTCTCTTTCGGGAAACTCAACGTCTTCTCTACCCAGCGAACCGCCTCAGCATCGAAGTTCTCGTGAGTGAACGAATCTTTGGCGAGATAGGCGAAGCGATGCTGCGTGAACCACTCTTGCATGGCCTCCACCCCGCCCTGCTGATGAGATCGGCTAGAGAAAACCTGCAAATCAAAGTAAGGCTCTGCCGAATCAAGGAACTCGAACAGACCTGGTACTGGCGGATCGGGGATTACGTCGGCCCCTTTCCATCCAGACGTGTACAGATGGCACACGCCATCAAAGTCCAAGCAAAGAATTGGCTTGCTGTTCTTACCCATATTTGCCTCCGTTCTGAAGATGGTCATTCCGCCCCCTCTGCCTGCTGGATGGCCTTTTGTGCTTGCTCCTCTGCTTCGCCCAACGTCTCGCACTTGCAGCCCATAGCCGCAGCAGTGTCAGGTCCGTTCCAGCAAAGCATTTCCTTCAGCGCCTCTAGCAGCGCCTTGTTGTCCCGCTGGAGCTTGGCGATCTTGGCTATCTCTAGTTGCATTGCTTTGCCGAATTCGTATTCCATTCCGTCCCTCCTGCCTACTCAAAAATCAGTAGCAAGCAATCCACTGGACTATTCCACTGTCCACTGAAGTTGAGCTTCCCCTTCCAATACTCCGGCTTCGCGCCCAATTCAAGAGCCCGATGAAACCATCTTGCATTCACTCGCGCTGGGACCAGCAGACATGCGAAGTCCGATTCGTAGGCCAACTCAACAAATGGCGGAATATTTCCCCACGGTGGATTGCAGAACACACGCTCACCCCTCCACGGCAAGGGCTCGGCTTCAGTAGAGAATCGAGGCAGCAGAGCATTATCAGGGCTGGAAGCACCATCCAACGTGAAAGAGAATCGGGAGTGCAGGCCATCAAAGAATACTTTCGGCGTCCTGCGATCTTGCTTCCTCTCGCCCTCATAATGCTTGACGTAGCTCACCCTATAGCCTCCTGCCTACTCATGCTGCCCGCCCACAAAATCGAAGGGGGATCGCTCTCCCTCCCTTTACTTCTTCCCTTGTGGCGGCGGAGTGAAGCTCGACGGCTTTACATCAACAATCGCCGGTCTCCCCACCACCCACTCATTCGCCTCCCCATCCCAAGCTCTCCCCGTGAGCTTGCCGTTCTCCATGAACGCACGCTCTCCACGGAAAGTCTTCGGAGCCTTCTCCCCATTCGCGAGCAACCCCGCCTGCTTGCGCGCGGAGTAAGCCTTCCCCGCCTCGCCTGCCTGACCCTCAAGCTGAGTCTTCACCCACACCATCGGCTCAGCCTGCAGCTCACTGAGAAGCGCCTTCATATGCGTTCCCTCGCTGGCCCCAGGAATCGGCTTCTCGGTGATCGCGCGATAGAAGGTCGCGGCCTTCGAGGTGTTGTGACGCTTCGGATCGGAGTGCGTCGTCACGGTGTTGTCGGTCGCGATCTTCCCATCCTGCAATCCGCCCGGATCGACGATCTTCGCGGTGATCGAGGTGTGGAAGGTTGAGGGGATGTTTCCCCACGGACGCTTCTTGAACGGAACCTGCTTCTCTCCGTCCTTCACCCCAGCGCACTTCAGCGTCGCCTGATACCAGCCGTCGGGCAGCGGGGGTGGCGGCGCGTTATAGTCGGCGTCTGCGTCAAATTCAGGCGCGATCTGAGTAGTGTCCTCGTCGAGTGAGTCCATCAGTTGTTGATCGAACTCTACTTCTTGTTGTGGCATTTTGGTAATCCTCTCTTTGAGATTTGTGATTTTGACTGCGGTTTACTACGCGATTTTGAGTGTCTGCCGGAGATGACGCAGGACATACTGCGCCGCCGTCCGCTCATCCTCCTCCGCCAGCTTCGTGATGTGAGTGTAGAGCGGCTTATCCTTCTCATCAAAGGAAAGGGTAATGGTGTTCTTGCTGGTGATTGCGCTCGCTGCGCCGTTAGCGGTCTCGGTGATCGCCTTGGCCTCAGCCGATGGGTTGATTTTTGCCATTTTCTTTATTGCTCCTTTCACGTTGAATTCGTGCGATTGCCCACTCCTCGAAATCAGGAAGAGGGCCACAATACATTGAAAATGCTTGTGCGTAGTCATGCTGCAAGCGCCGCAACTCTGACGCAGAAACGTGTATGTCTGGCATCTTTGTTACGATGATTGGCATCGTTAACCTACTTTCTCCACAACCTTCAGCGATGAGTTGATCTCATCCCTGAATCTCAGAAACTCTCCCAGTCCCTCCTTCAGCGTGAGGGGGATGAATCCTTCTTTCCACTTTTTCCAGAACGCTTCCAGTTCGACTGGAGTCAGTGTGACCTTCGCAGGCCACTGCAATCCCCGCACCTCAGAATCATGCTTACAATACCACGCCTGAATCTTCTTACTACTGCCCGTCCCAGTAGCTACAAGATGGAACGTATGGGTAAATCTCTGCGGCAGCTTTGCATTGATTGCCTTGCCAACTGTCTCCGGCCCCAGCGCAGGCTTCTTCACGCCTGTATCGTCGTCCTGGCCTAACCCCTCCAGCGCAGTGAAATAGGTAATCTCAACCGGAAGATTCTGAAACGCCTGGACCGCATCGAGGATCTCCGTGTGCGCGTCGCCATAATGGGTCTGCGTATTAGTTCCCATCTGCTCACCCTCTTCCATACGCGGAGCTGCGCCGGACTCATTCCCGGCCCTGACATTTTTCTGCTTGGCGTCGCTCATGTAGGCTGTAGCGAAGGTCGTCAGCGAATCAACTATGACCGCCCCGATCTCTTCACTCGTATCATTGGTCCACGGAAGCCATTTCGTATTTGGTCTCCATTTAACCTCCGCCGTCTCCGGCAATGGTGCATGTTCCTCCTTGTATTCACTCCATGCCGTCTGAGTCTTGTCCTTGCGCCAGAACATCGTGGGCCTGTTGATCACTCCGCCCTCAGGCCACTCGCCGCGACGGAACTTGCGCATCAGCGGGTAAGGATTGTATGTGTTGTCAGTAGGGAACTCACATGGGATTACGATCTTTTCTCCATTTAAAGAAGGCCAAGAACTGTCGCCTGTGAAAGTTCCATCGACGAGATCCTGACAGGGATTCCACAATGACCCACGATCCAGCGCAATATACCGAGTTTTCTTCCGATTCTTGAACCAGACGTAAAGGGCGATATATCTCGCCTGAGTGCTCTTGCCAGAGTCGGATTGGCCATAGCCGAGAATGGATGTTTTCCTCATAGTTGCAACTCTTTCCTAATCTGCATCAGCATTTTGCCGAGGTGATTTTCTCCCTGTCCCGCGCAAACTCCCCAAAAAGTATCGCCCCAGTTATTGCCTTCGACTAATTCTTCATCTCCAGTTGCAATCAAACCGACACTGTAGGGAAGAGCAGAGAATTTGTCTTGAAGAAGTTGCATCATTACAGACAGTTTTACGACTTCCCAATCGTCTCGGAGTGTAACTTTGCGTCCAAGTCTCTTCGCGTCTCCCGGCTTGATAGTTTTGCGAATATCCTCCCGTTCCTTAGGCGAATTGGTCTTTGCTGCCTGATAAGCATGTTCCACAGATCGATAGAAAAGACCGTCTAGCCTTACAGGAGCAGGATAAAAGTTGGAGAGAAATTGATATTTACCCTTAAATTCAGAGATCATCAAAACTCCTCACTAATCCTGTTGTGAACCCTCGCATCCCAATACTCATCCTCAGCGTCGCAGCCATCGCAGCTTCGGCACCGCGCGCAGCAGCGGCACAGCTCAGCCTCGCACTCGGCGCAGAATCCCTTGTGCTCCGAAATCTCCTCGGGATCAGGCCGATAAACAACGCTGTCGAGGAAGGCTTCAAACTCTCTGTTCGAGGCTGTCTCCCACCATGATTGTTGATCGAGATTGCTATCCATCTGAATCCTCCTTCTCAGGATGATTGCTCAAGCGGATTTGATACAGCTCCCCCGGCTCAGCAGCCGCGCCCTCCCAGCAAATCGGGATGAAGGGGCAGCCGGAGTAGGAATGGCAGGAGTGGGTGTACTTCGGGAAGAGCAGAGGGAGATCGCCAATGCCGTTCTCGACATCACTGACCTTGCTCGCAACGTCTAACTCCTGCGCGACTGTTTGATCCCGCCACTCCTGAACCTCATCCGCTCTCCGCTCAACCGGCATTGACTGCGGGAACGATTCCTGAAGCGCATTCAGATGTCGAGGGGCGATCCGCTGATGCTTAAGGTCGTCAATCCACTGCCTGACTCCACCGGGATACTCGCTCCAAACCGGAACCTTCTTCCATCCCTTCCCGAGCGATGTCCCCTTCAGCTTGCCGGTCGCGGAGTTCAGCTCCTCGGTCTTCCAGCTATAGCGCCAAGCCCACTCATCCCCATCCACATCAACCGGCCCCACGCGCTTCCATGCGTAGATAAGGGGGGAGTCCTGCTTGTAGAGACCGTCCCAGTCGTCTTTCTGGCGCTTCCCCTTGACCATGAATTTGTAGAGGACGCCTTCGATGTGCGGAGGGATGGCGGAAACGACAGTAACCCCATCCCTCTCGCTCTCACGGCGGGAGGCGCGGTGAGCATCCGCATAACTCGCCGTAAGTCCCCAAACCTCACTCATCGACTGCATATCATGCCGCGCCTGATCGACCGTCCGCTTGGTGAAGGTCGCGCAGGTCTTCCAACTGACGACATAGAGATCGCCCGAGAGCCGCTCGCGCAAAAGGGCATCGGGGCGGAATAATAGAACTAATTCCTCAGACTTTTTGTCGCTTGCGTAAGGGCTGATAAATTCGTTGGTCTCCCATTCACCAAGTTTGGCCCTGCCCTCCCTCTCGCACTCAATCACCTCGAATGCCTCAAGGAAGCTCTCCCCCTCCCAAGCCCACCACCCTCGCAGCAACGCTTCAGCCAAGGCCGCCTGCTCCTCCATCCCATACTCCAGCGCCTTCCTCGCGTCGTCAGGGATTTCGCCATCGAACCCGATCTCTCCAGCCGCAAACGCATTGCTCAGGTAGAGTCGAGCTTTGAGCACAGCGGACTCGATCCCCTGCCCAGTGAGCAGGAGGGGGGTGCCTTCGTGAAAGGCTGAGCCGAATTGAAGGGGGAGCGCCTTAGCTCGGCGCTGGAGTCCCTTGCCCAAGTGGTGATAGGCGAGGTAGCGCTCTCTAGGACATCTTTGCCATGCAATAATTCTGCTGCGGTCAGTCTCAATCATATCGTTAATCCTATCTCTGCGGCTTCGCTGCGGTTTATGAGTTGACTAATTCTGCTAATGATCGTAATGGCATTAGCTGCTAAATGTCAAGTGTTTTCTAGTGCAAATTGGCCATTGATTCGCCTGCTGTCGCCTCCGCCTCGACCGCCAATCCCAGGGGAGCCATCTCGGGATAAATCAGCGTCCGCGACGCCTGTTGCATGATGTCGCGTATATCGCCCACGCAAGCATCGCGCAGATCGGAAACACAATGAAACAGAAAAGAATCATGAATACTATTACAAAGACCATAACGCTCATCGAATCCTCTCTCCCTGATCTCCAGCAGGCAGTCCCTTACGTGGCCAAACGCATGACTCGCTGGTAGGAACGCAACCGCCTCCTCCGCCTGCTCCCCCGCGACCATCTTCTGCTGCTTCCGGTCCCAGCGCTCTACGTCGTGGAAGTGGCGGACTGCGCCGAATTTGTTGACGAGGCGATGATCTTCACTTGCTCTGGCTCTGACGGATTGCTGCGCACTTCGTAGTTTGGGGAATAGGTGATAAACCATCTCCCAAACTGCCTTTGCTTCGGTTTCTGATTCAAAGTCATCCCGGTTGAGCTGATACAGCTTGCGGAACCCCATACCAAACTGAATGCCCAGAATCGCCCGCTTCGCCTTGAAGTCACGCACAAATTTAAAGCCTTCATCCTTCTTCCACTCCTTGAATCGCTCTGCCATCTCCTGATCCGTCATCGCCCACAGCCGGTCGCGCTCAGGCTTCTTCACAAAATGGGCTGTGATGAATGAATGGATGTCAATCCTCGCCAGTCTCGCGTAGTCGGGAATGTTGAAGTCATGGGCGGTCGTCAGAGCATGAAAACTTTTGAAATCGAAGTTGATGAGAACGCGGCCAGCAGAGGCCCGTTGCATCGAATTGAATCCGGCCACCAGTTCCTTCTGAAATGGCGTCTTCCCATGCTTCAGCCCATTCTGCACATTTGGGGCTCTTGAGGAAGTCTGCCAAGTTGCCGTCTGGAATGTGTAGGTTGTATGCACGCAGCCATCGCTGGACGGCTTCCACCCTTCGACGTAAGTACCAAGGGTCTTCGTCAGCATCCGTTTCTCGATCAGCAGCTTGTAAATCGGATGCTTGGTCTTCTGCGCCAATCGCTCCAACTCCTTCATCTCCGTCGTCTCCGCCGCCTCCCCGCTCTCGTCCACTCTCTTCGCGTGTTTCGGCACCGGATGCTTCATTAGTTTAATGAACGCCTTCACTTGCTGAGGGCTGTTGGGGTTGAACTCGACGGGTCGAGCCCACCGGGTCACAATTGAGCCGGAAGATATAGTTCCAGATCCACAACAGATCGGACATGCAGGACGATTCTTCTTCAGGCACTGGCATTTCTCCTCCTTCAAAATCGGGATCTCAACTTCAATCATTCCCGTTACATCTTTAGGAGTCCGCTTCAATCCCTGTTTCGGTTCATACCCTCTCAATTCGCTCGGCACCAGAGCCTGGATCGCCACCGTGACCCGCTGATCCTCCCTCTCAATAAGACTCTTTAACTCTTGCCGCCTCGTCTCATCGATCGGAATCCCCCTCTGGCTCATCCCCTTCAGAATCGGCCAGACATCGCGGAAGTAGCGCCGATAACTCTCAAACATCCCTTCCCGCTCCAGCAGAGCCTTCATGTGCTCATACACACAAAGAGTCGCATCCACATCACAACATCCGTAGAACTCAAGATTGCTCTCACTCAGATGCTTGTATGGAAACGGAAACCCGCAACTCTGCGCCGCTGCCTGGAGATTCTTCGGGAGATCGCTATAGTAATAGCCGAACATCACCATCGCGTCATCCGTCAGGCTGAGGTCGATCCCATTCGCCGCGAGCACTGGATCGTCAAAGCTCCAATTGTTGAATCCTACTCGTAAGGCCACTTTATTGATAATTTCTCGTATGACAGCAATGAACTCATCGCGAAACGGCAGAGCGATTCCGCTTCCACGATGCTGCGTACATTGGAATAGCTTAATGTCACGGTCTGTAAAACTGGTCCGTTCATCCTCATCACTCCTCGTACTCAACGGTGTCTCAATGTCGAACGCCAGTGTCTTATCGGGATCAATTGAATTCGCATACTCCCAAGCCTCCTCCACGGTAGGGGCGACCTGATAGCGCAATCCTTCCCACTGCTCAGGATCGAGACTGAAATGTCGCCCCTCACATAACTTCCCCTGAGCAACGAGAAGAGATCGTCTGATATCCCGGTGCAATAAAGGTGTGAGATGAGGCGAGCCCCTTCGGATGAACGATGGGTGGTGAGTGCCAATTACAGGAATACCACTCGCCACTCCCTTTCCGCGCATTACATATCCCCGCAAATAGAGCAGGCTTGAATATTTCCCTTTTGGGATATCCGCGAGCATCCTAAAAGCAGTTTCGCCAAGAGCTAGAATAGTGTTAGGACGCGTCTCACGAATTGCCGCATCTAAATGTCTAACAGAGCAGTTGTAAAGCGCATTGTGCTCGTAGGGAGCCCCAATCAGATAATCCTTGGGTGGTCGGCAGCGAATGCAGTTAGTAATGCCAATCTCTGAACGCTCAATATGTACTCTCCGCAGAGAATCAGCAAGTAGACTTCCCGATTGCGCATAGGGCCGGAATGGAAGCGAATCTCTAGCCTCAGCCTCGCCGCTCGCCTCGCCCACCAAAAGAAGTCTCGCCTGTTCATAATGGGCTCCAATCTCGACTTGAGTGAATCCCGAGCCGGTTTTCTCTAATGAACATCCAGCGCAACTATCGGGTTTCATCAGAAACCTCATTCAGAAGCGCAAACTCTCCATAATGCTCAATCGCCATTCGATTGTAGGCGCGAGCGGCACCTTCCTTAGTTTTGTGGTAGCCCTCTGTGTGCTGCTTTCCATTCAGCTTTATATAGGCTTTCCACAGGCCAGAGACATGCTGGGAAACTCCTTTATAACCTGAAGTGTTGTTGCTCTGGCGATATCGATGTCGGTTGTTCTCTGCATTAGTGCAGAGAGTCAAATTCTCACGTCGATTGTCTAAGGGATCATGATTCTTGTGATGCACATACTGACCCTTTGCGGCCCGCATAATACGTCGATGCATAAGCTCTTGACTTGGGAGTTCCTTGATTCGAGGTAAACAGTTGCGCCCTACATAGCCTTGAACAGTCATATGCCAGCGAAAACTAGAAAGATCTTCATAGTCCTCAGCACTGACAAGGGCAAATTTATTGTGCGGTAGAGAAATTGTGCAATGCGGTATATTGAGGTACGAGGGTATCACTGGGCCTCCTTAATAGGCTTGGATGAGTGAGCGGATTGGTTGCACAATCTGCTCCCCTCATTATATTTCCGATTCAAAATCCTCGCCAACCCCATCAACGCCGTCGATCCGCACTTAGCGCACCGCTGGCCGCAATCCCCCACCCATTCGCAGTTCACGCAGAGATAGGCATCACTCAGACTTGGCACGTCTCACCCACCTCAACTCAAATCCCAACGCCCTCGCCACTGGCTGCGTCATCGACCTCGTTCCCGACTTAATCGCTCTCACATACCGATGATCAAATCCCATCATCTGCGACCACATCGCGCCGTAACCATTCGGCGTGCGCTGATCCAGCACCTTCAGCACCTCTTCATTATTTACCGGCTTCAGGCTCATTCTTTCTGATCCTTTCCATCGCGCAATAGATCTGAATCCCCAGGATCTGATTCCTGAGATGGCTGAGCGAGAAGGCTGGCCTTGTCCCGGCCTTGTCCATCGGCTGAGGAGGGGGGAGGGGGTCGTTGATGATCATTGATTGATCCACCGATCCTTCGCATGTTTGGTGTTCGCAAGCAGCCCATCGGCGACGAGGATCTCGGCCATGATGTGCAACTTGATCTGATCGCCATTCGTTCTCTTCAGCTCGATCAGCAATCTCTCGATATCCGCCAGTCTCTCAAGCTCCGCGTTCGTCATTTATCTCCTCCATCTTCCACCTAACCCACTGATCAACCTTCTCTCTCGATCCCCAGCAGTTCGACGGAATCTCGTTATAGCAATACTTCACGATCTCGAACATGATCGCTCGCGTCTCCTCATCCGCCCTCGCGAACGCCTCCCTGAGATTGTTCTCCAAGATCGCCCTCGTGCAGCTCCCCGGCTCGATGCCGTGCTCGACGAATCTCTCGATTGCGCCAATGTGATCTTCCAAGCTCGCCATTATCCCCAAATCCCCCTCATCAGAATCTCAACCAGCAGCCTTATGAAATGCCTCATCTCCCTCATCTCCTCTTGTGCTGGAGTCACCCCTATCCAGCTTCCTCGCCCTACCTTAACCGCACCCGATTTCCCCGCGAGTCCATCCCTGGCCTAGTTCCAAGAATGCTCAAACCTTCCCTCTACCGCCCGCTTCAGCCCCACCTGCTCCAGCACCTTCACCGGCACAAACTTCCTGTGCGCGAACTCCCCCAGCCATAACCGGAGCTGCTTACTCCGCTCGCCCTTCGCCATCAGAACCTTCATTGCCTGCTCGTCGTCCTTAATCCCGAGCTGCTGTAGTAATCGCTCCCAATCGCTCGGCTCCCACACGATCGGCTCGAAGGCTCTCGGATTGCAGACTCTTGTGATAGTTCCCGGATAGCCGCCATTGAAGCGAACTCGCGTTCCTACAGGAACGATTTCGTGTCTCAGGTCCATTTGAATCCTTTCACTTCCCAAACGCTTTCCTAACAGCGACAACGAACCACAACAAAGAAATGATATAGAGAACGTCAATCATTGGAATCCTCTTCGATCCCCGCCGCTTGTCTCAGTTCCACATCATCCGGTGGAATGTATGGAGCAAGGGATTGCAGTTCTGCCAGCTCTCCCCAGCTAATCCGTTCAGCGCGCAACTCGCCTCTCAGATACTCAAGGCGGTCAGGAACAAGGTAAAAGATGTTTTCCATTGGGGGTTGTCCTTTCAGAATTGATTGCGCCATTCAAGCAGTTCATCGTTTGAATCGACTGGCAGCTGGTAACGATCCACTAAGTCGCTGTAAATCTCTTTCCCGTTATCGCTCAGGCTCTCGAAGCCTCTGAATCCCGCTCCAAGCCTGAATTGCATCCGATGGAGTTGAACGTGTGTCGCTCCAGTATCCCTAGAGCAGATTTGAACCCACTGTCACACTCAGTGGGCTCTCATCTGACCTAGCGAATACCTGCCATCTCAACCGCTGTCTGAATGGCTGCATCCTTCAGGTTCGAGTTATTCCCGAACCATGCCGAATACAACCTGTTGGAGTCTGACCTTGCCTGCACGCAAGCATCCACGGGGTAAGGCGCTTCGGTTTAGGCATGACGGATCACCATCAGTATTCCAATCGCAATCACCGTAGCCGTCGCGAAGCCGCACACGAATCCCACATACCATCCCTGCTGCGCTCCGGTCTCAAATGAGCGCTGAATCGCGTAGTCATACCACCGCTCATTCGACTCAGGACTCAACTTCCCCTTCCACTCTTTCTCGGTTAGCATCAGCGAGCCTTCCGTTCTACAACGCAAATTGTGTCGTTATGGGCAGCGCCATGATTCACAAGGCGAACCATGTTCCACCTCAAATCCCCGCCCAATCCCGAACCCCATCGAGTTCCACCCAAACGACAGAGCATAACCATTCGGCTTCAGTAATCGCGTCAGCCGGTCGCGACATTCCTTATACAACCTCGCATTCTGCGTATCGGTCATTTTCGTTTTCCGCCCGATCACTCGATAGCATTCGGCAATCTGGCGCGGACTGTAAGGAGGATCGAATAGAACTGTTTCGAACTTTCCTTCCATTCCCCAGCCGTTCAAACAGTGATCCAAGAACTCGACAGCATCTAGCTGATACTGACAACAGAATTCAGGATTTATGTCATTTGAAACTGTGGCCCACTTTGAATCACGGGCAAAGGGATCAATACAACTCAGCCTGCTCACATACTGATTCAGCAAATCCGCGACCGGCTTCATCTGAAAGGTGTGTGAATTCGGCATGGAAAAGAATCTGTCGAAAATCATCAGAACGCCCCCAGAAACAAGCTCAATCCCGCGATAATGGTCGCAATCGCGTAAGCAACCATCCTCAACTGCTGCTGCGCCGCGCTCATGCCGCTCTCCCCGTCAGTGCGGCCACACACTCTTCCGAAGGCCAGCGATTGATATCGCTCCTGCAATCGCCGTCATAGTCAGCCGGATGCCAGCACCCACAGCATCCACACTCTTCCCAGCTATCAGGCGGGTTATCCTCAAACCGGCTGTCAGGAATCATCTCCCATGACTTCGGATCAACCCAGAATCCCACGCGTCTCATTCCTCTCACCTCCGATCCGAGAGCAGCTCCCGAAGACGCAAGCCGAGTTCCCCCAAGTCGATTTACATCAACCTAGCTCAAACTGCTCACCTAAGAACTGCTCTCGAATGATCCCCACTCTACGCTTGCCAATCCTGCTTGTCAACATCTTTTTTAGCTATTTTTAATGCTTGACAGCAGGACTCCCCGCGATCTAAATTCTCTCTATGACAGCGAATCCGATTAAGCGCAATAAGAGTTCTCGGGGCGTAATCTACGAAGCCGCCACCCGGCGCGGCCTGACCTTCCTCCCCTCAGAACTGGCGATCATCAAAGAAATCCAGGCCATCCGCCTCTCCCAGACCGGCAGCAGACCGTCGTTCATGGGAGTGGTGCGCGAGGCCACATTCTTCTACCTGAAATCGCTCCAGAGCGCCGAGCCGAAACGCTGATTTCGCGCGAGAAATAAAGCCCTTTCGCTACTCTCGCTGGGCGCTATAATCGCTCCAGCATCACTTCGTCAAATTTGAGGAAAAAGGAAAGCCCCAGCGTTAACTGGGGCTTGTTGGATGCCTTTTGGGATGGGTGTTTCGGGCGTCCGGCAGGACTAGCTAGAAAGCAGCTAATATGCAAAGCATATCACAGGAATCCAATTCGTCAATTTCTCAACCAGAGCTTTTAACCTTCCCCGCCCGCCATCGCCAGTTCGTGATCGAATCAGGCATCATGCCCAAGCGCGAGGTTCACATCTTCGCTGCGGCATCCGGAGCTGGCAAAACCACTCTCGTCATCCAACTCCTCGACGACCTGATCGACGGAAACCCAGTTTTCGAAGCCGATACCCACCCCGTCAATCCTGTCTACATCTGCAATGACCGCTCCTACGACGATTTCCTGCGCACCCTAGAGCGAATCACTCCCCGCCATCCCTACCCCATCTACTCCATGCTGACTTCCCCTGAGATGTCCTCCTGCCAAACTCCCTTCGACGCAATCCGCAAAGTCAAATTTCTCCATCCTGAGTGCGATTTCATCGTCTACGATCCCATTTCCTTCAACGTCGAAAACATCAACTCAGCCAAGGAAGTTTCCGCTCTCCTGCGCAAGCTGACCCGGATCGCCCAGGAACTAAATCTCACCATCCTCATCATTCACCACACAGCCAAAACCAAGAGCGATGCCATGTACGCCTCACCCCGCCAGCGCATGAGCGGCTGCTCGGCTTGGGGAGGATACTCCAACCTCAATCTGATCTTTGAAGAAGAAGTGGAAATCGACACCACCAATCCGATCCGCACCATGTATGTCTGTCCACGCAACGGGGCCAATCGGACCTTCCGCTACATCCAAGACAGCGATGGCTGCTTTGTGCCAGCTCCCAAAAAAGAGGATGATCCGAAGAAAGAAAGAGAACGCGTGGACAAGATCTTCAATTCCCTTCCTCACGGCGAAATAACCGTCCCTCAACTCTATGAATCTCTTGGGGAAAAGACTAACGGCTCTCTCTACCGCGCGATCTCCAGATGGCAGCATCAAAACCTGATCGAAAAGGTCCGCAGAGGAGTGTATCTGAAGGTCAAGAATTCCTCCGCCGGAGATTAGGGCGGAGAAACCCCGGAGAAACTCGTTCTATCTCTCTTTTAGAAAAAGCGGAGAAGTGAATATAAGTAATTATATAATAATATACTTACAATCTTCTCCGCCCTTTCTCCGCCCTTCTCCACTTGGCACTTTTGGAGAAATTTTACGCTTCTTCTCCGGGTACCCTGAGACAGTACGCGCGCGCGAGATTCACCATCTATTCGCCCAAATGTGACCTTTTCAACCTTGAGAAATGGGGCGGAAAGGATCAGCCTCCGTAGGGGCATTCATTGGCGTCCCTCCGCTTTGGCGATGGCCGCGTCCATTTCATCTGCAATTGCATTTAGGCGTGGGGCGTATATCGAGTGCCATTCTTCGCCCACCTGTTGCGCCTCGTCTTCAAGTTGCTTGGCAATTTTGCGGAGAAAGCCCGCAGTACTGCCGAATCGCTTATCCGTCAGCGCCTCATACAACTCCGGTGCCGCTGCGATGAGGCGGGCGTTGGCGTCCACGGTCGGCATGTCGTCATCGCTCAGGCCTTCCATGTCGCAGATGTATCCATCTGCGGATTTCACTTCGAGCTGAAACGGAAAGCGCTTATGCTTTACCACTTCCCACGGTCCTTTTGTGTGACTCATCATGCAACCTTCTTTCCTTGAATTTCCCTGTTGACTCTTTCCATGTCGAGCCAGGCATCGTGAACCTGGTCTAGAAGCTCCTGTACGTCGATTTCGCCGTCTCCGAGGGTGCAGATGACCTTATCCGCCTCGGGATCGCTGAGAATGCCCCACAGGGCATCGTAGACGCGTTTAAGGGTCATTTCTGAGCGGATGAGGATACGGATTGTGTCACGGTTCATTGGATTTGCTCTTTGCGCTCTGATTCCTTCAGTAAGGCCTCGGCGATCTCTGCCCATGTTTCGCAGTGCTCAAATCCGAGTGTTGTTCCGTTGGGCAGGCAATAGTACCGAAATTCCGCATCTTCGCCAGCTTTGACTGCGCCCAAGATGTCGAGCATTTGCTGGAACCGCTTTGCATTCATTGAATCTGTCCTTCCAGTCCTTCGAGGACTTTGCTTTGGAGTTCTGAATTGACTTCTTTGCGTTCGTCCTGGCGTCCGGTGATATAGGCGTAATAACCAGTCCACCACTCGTAAGAATGGAATTGGATTTCACGGCCAGTCTGCTCGCGTATGTCGTCGATGACTTCGCCATATTCGGCTTGATGTGGCAGGTATGGCATCAGCGTCCCATCCTTTCCCTCATATCGGTTTCGGTTTCCTGTACGACCCTGATATTCGTGGCTCGTGGCGGACGGTCGGCGTTGATGTCAGGTAAATACCAGTGCTGCTCTCCGGCGTACTGGTCGCAGATGATCTCAATGCTTGTGACTTGGCGTCCGCCTGCTCCGCTCAGGCCCGGCGTGATATTGACAATGCAGCCGGGAGCTTCGATGTGTGTTGCATTCTTAATCGAAATGCGTTTCACAGTCTTTCTCTTTCCACCTGAGTAGCGATAGTCAGGTATCGGTTACGCAGATCCTGCAATTTGTCATCGCAGGCAAGCTCAGAGACGTTTCCTGGCGTCTCGAGCATCCGTCTGCGGCGAGCTTCGAGGCGCATGGCCTGAGCGGTCAATATGTCGGGGTGGGGCATGGTGAGGGTCATAGTTCTACTCCTTCGCGGTGTCTCCAGCGTTCAATGGCCGTTACGTTTTCGCAAAGGACTTCGAATTGCGCTCCCCACTGTTCCCAGGATTCATAGCAGCGAGCGCCATACACCTTAACTTCGCGTCCATGTTCATCTTGGCGGACGAATACTACCTCGGCATGATGTTTGCTGCGTTCATGCTGAGTAGGCCTGCGAACTGCAATGAGTTTTGTAGCCATGTGAGTTTTCTCCATTCTGTTCGGTATGTACGGCAGTTCAGTCTTCCCACATGAGCTGTTTGCGGGTATTACAGACATGAATAAACGCACGGTGCAGCATCCAAGAGCCGGGCAAGTTATAGTCTCCGGACTCATCAGCAGCCATTCTGGACAGGAGAATACTGGCATCGATCATTCCCTTGATTGCGACCATGTCGGGATTCTTGCGAAGGTGTTTCATGTTTTCCTCTCTCTCTCCCTGAGCACTGGTAAGGTGCTCTGGTTTAGCTAATTTGCTCAAGAGCCAATTCGGCTTCGACCACTCGGCGATATTCTCTGGTTGCATCGTCAATGCATCCCAAGACTTGTACGATTTCGCCAGTCGAGTCGTACATAGTACACAGTTCGCAACTGTCCGGCTCATGGTCATAGCAGTCAAACTCTTGAACGTGACTGCCTACGCTCCAATCGTTAGTCCATGAAAACGTGTATCCCTCAGAACGCGCCTCACATTCTGCCTTCGCAAGCCTACGAGCCGTTTCCGCTTTGCCTTGTCTTAGAGTTTGGGTTTCAGGGTTATAGCTAAATCCTGCGTTCCGGTAAAAGAACCAGAACGCTGCCTGTTTTGCGGTCTGTTTGCGAGTGGTCATTTCTCTCACTCATCCTTTCGTGAGGTCTCATCAGTAGCGGCATAACCGCTATACGGCCAAATGGCCGTTTCGACCTATCATTTTGCCAACGTCTGCCCATGCTCGCGAGCAATGCTATGCACCATGCATTCGAGGTATTCTCCGCGTGATGCACCGCCAAGATTGCGAGACGGGAACGAAGACTCGTGAATCTGCTCACCTTTGTAGAACACGATTTCATGGCAATTGCCGGTATCCGTGTTTTCACGAAGTTTGGCAATATAGTCTGCTTTGTGGCGAAGTTCGTAGTGTCTAATGCTCATCTCTCTCATCTCCTCAATTACTCCTCAACCACAGGAGCAGTCATCCTTACTCCTGACGTGACTCTAACTAATCTCAATCCTGTTGTCAAGCATAAAAATGGCAGGATGACTGACAATCTCAATCCCCGAAACGAGCTTGAATTCTGCCCTTCGACACTTTCGACACTTTCGACTATTTCGACAGTTTCAACACTTTCGACACCTGCGCTTGAGCAGGATTGCACGAGCCGCTCCGGGCAGCTCCTGCGCCCCGCGCATTGTCTGGATTGTCCGAATTGTCCCGATTTTCGTCAGTTTCGCGCGCTTCGCTCGTCTCCCCTCTCGACCGCGCGCGGCAGCCCCCGACTCGCGCCAATCCCTATCCTATTGATTCTAATCACTTTAGTTAGTTGTCTCCATACGATATCGCGTGTTGGCTGGGACTCCTTCAGGCCGAGAAAGTCCGAGGTAGGGAAAATTAGGTCTGAAATCGATATTGACTATAATGGCATTATAATGGATAATAGGGCTAATGTCATTACCAGGCATGGATCAGGCCATTCTGACTGAGCTGACTAAGATCAAGGATCGGCTGGGGAGAAGATTCATCCGCACCTCCGCTCCTGACCGGCCCACAATCATCTTCCTTGATCAGATCGTAGCGGTCGAGAAGGATGGGAATCACTCGACTATTCGTA